GGGATGTAACCTGACTACCTGTAGCAGTAAAATTAGAATCGGCTGTAATTGTTAATGTTCCAGCACCTAATGTTAATCTATTAGGATTAGGTATCTCGGTAATTGAATCGGCTGTAATAGAAAAATTACCAATATTTATGTCTAGTTGATTGCCGCTTACTACTACTTGTACGTCACCTGCGGTTTGTGCAGTTGCGAATGGTAATGCTGATATTGCGTCAAATCCTAAACTCATAAAATTCCTTAAAAGGAGACAGGGGGTATGTGGTGGTGCCCTGCCTCCATCTAAGAATTATATCATCGTTTAAACCAAGAAGGAAGACCTAAATGTGGACGCTTGTCGAACATGTTATGCTTCGATCCAGGTGTTTTACGATTGTTATAATGCAGAAAAACTTGTACGCATTCTTTGCCTTTAAATTTTTCTCTCCAATGCTCTAGCTCACAGCCAGAATAAACTAGCATATCTCCTTGTTTAAGATCTACTTTGACACCTTTTTTACCAGTCTCGCCTGATGGTTCTAGATATATAGGCCAATCATCACCGGCAAGATTCATCGTAGTTGATATCTCACAACTAAATCTATCTTTGTGTCTTTTAAGTTCATCGCCTTTTTTATAAATTCTTGCATAAGTATAAGCAGGATATAATTTTAAACCTGTAGCTTTTTCCATACCTGGCTGACATTTAAGTAATAAAGTCTCCATAGCCATATTAGCGTATTGAGAATATGTGTTTGGTATCTGTTCATTTTCTCCTTCATAATATCCTATAATAGTTTCAAATGGAGAAAAGTATCTTGATTGTCTACAAGTATCATAAACTTGTTTTTGCATTAAAAAATAATTTGCAACAAAATTAGCTAGATCTTTTGATATTGCTTGACGAATAACCGTATACTTTTTTTTCTTAAACATCTTTAGCCATCTCCTTTGGCACCGCTTGTATGTTCCAATGTATAAATCTAAATGGTTCAATACCAAAGTCTACTGCATACTCGTGTTCCAAGTACCCAGGAAATATAATTAATGTTCCTGGTTTTGGTTTCATATGAAACTGTTCGTGACCAGCCCATACACCTTTTAGGTTTGGTTTCATTTTTAATTTTGTACATCTTGCACCGGTCTTTGGTTCGTGAAATACAGGGTAAGAAGTTTTATCACTGCACTTTAAAAAGTAAAAACCTGATACGTGTTGATTCCAATGTATATGTGCTGAATGATGTCCGCCACCTTTTTTAGAAAACTCTTGTACCCACATCTCACTAAACATAGTTGTGTATTGTTGCATATCATATCCCTGATGATCTAAATACTCCCAAGATTTTTGACCAATGTAATTTCTAAAATCTAAAAAATCATTATCAGCTGTAAGTGGCGTTGAGTGGTATGATCTTCCAAAGTCACCGTGTTCTTTTATAAATTTTTTTTCTCTTGTTTTTGCATCTTTAATATATTTATTAGATGCTTTGTTTAAAGATTTAACAAACTCTGGTTTTTCCTCACTCCATATTGTAGTTGGAAAATAAGTATTAATGTACATATGTATACCATCCTGTTACTATATATTTAATTTCATTTGTAATATTTCCTCTATGAGTATGTGTCCAATAAGCAGGAAAAATAATTGTTTTTCCAAATACAGGTTTTATTTTTTGTTTTTGATATAAAAACTCTGTTTCTCCACCTTTATTTATTGTATTTAAATATGTTGTAAAAACTAAAATTCTTTTCTCATTTCCTTCCATACCTTCTGCTTCACAATGCCAACCGCTGTAATATTCTTTTGGGTCATATTTTTGAATTTTTATACATGGAAATAAATTCCACGGCATTTGTCCTTTATCAACTTGAATGTATTTTTTTATATATTTATTTTTTATTTTACTTAAACATTTTATATATGGTTCTAAAATAGGGTCATATAAATTAATAACAACTTGATTCATTTTGGTGTAGTCATTATCTATGCTTTCTTTTTTATCTGAGTTTTCAAAAATATTTATTAAATCAGAACACACTTTTTTGTTTATTTTATCTTCGTAAATAAACATTATCTAAAAGGCCTCCCTAAATGCCATACCACAAGGCTATATCTTGTGCCTGATGTTACTGGTTTAACTCTATGCCACACAAAACTAGGAAATACAATAATAGATCCTTTAGGTAATATCTCTTTACATTGTATTCTATGCTTTGATTCGTCTCTCATGTGTGGGTCATAGTTTCTAAAATCAAATTCTAATTCACCGCCTTTATATTCTGAACCATCTGTTAATTGACAAGTCATAGATAGTTTTCTAATTCTGCCGTGTTCAGGATTGTTAGGATCTTTACGATCATAAGGTTTGTCCCAACTATCACAATGCCAATCGTAGTATTGGTTTAGTTTATATTTTGTAAACTGACAAGACTCAGATCTTTCCCACTCAAAATTCCAACCAGCTTCTCTATTAGCTTGGTGCACATAAGGATGTAATTCTTTGTATATCCAAGTATCATTTAGCCAAACTAAATCAGACTTTCTTTTCCTTTGTAAGTTTTTAACTTCTTCTTTATTTAATTCTTTATCACCATAGCCGCTTGTTCTAGCCATAACTTCTTTTTGTGATTTAGCATATTGTATTACTTCATCACAAAATTTAGGTGTTAACACACCACTAAAATACCAGTAGTAATTAGATATATTCATAAGTTATTGTTTGCACAAAATTTAAACTGTCCTTTTGATTGTTAGTTAAGTAATACATATTAGTTGATGGAAACATAATAAACATATTATTTTTAAGTTCTATATCCCAAGATCTACCTTTACGTCTATTATCTTCATAATGTATTCTAACCATACAGTCTTTGACTTTTACACCATAGAGTAATGTATAATCTGGTGAGTTACGTAGATCTACAGGATCTATATTTAATAATGGAATTGTAATCTCTTGAGGTTTATAGATGTTACCCCACGTTTCTTTGTTAACTAAAGTAAAATCATAGTCTAAATTTATATGGTCTCTCATATAAGTGTTCAACATATCGAACGTTCGTGAGAATGGAAAAGGTGAATCTGTAATTTGTGATTTTAAAATGTCGCCTGATAATTTATCTCGGTCAATGTCCCAATCTTTAGGCATTGCCACATCACCGTAATATAGAGCTTGCTCTGTTAATACTTTCTTCTGCATACCACCACCATTTTTAATTTATGCTTTGCTATCTGTCAAGTCCCAAGTCTGTCCAGCTTCATTCCACTCATAACCCCACCTATGAGTATCAGCTGTATTTTGTGATTCTTGTTCTGCAGTTAATGCAGGAGCATCACCAATTGGTGATTTCCAAGATGCAGTTGTAGTATCTTTTACCCAAGATGCATAAGGTTTTTTAGGCCAAAAAATATTATTATCTTCATCCCATTCATAACCTATACCTGCGTAGTTTCCTCTAAATGCTTTTGAATCGTCACCTGAATTATGTTTATTGCCTGATGTATTGTAAGATGTTTGAATCCACATTTGTGCAGGCCAGTTGTTATGTGTCTCTAACCACTGTTGACCTACTGTTTCATCTTCAACACCATCAGCATTCAGCATCTTATCATTATCCATAGTTAACACTTGGATAACTTTACTGTTAGCTCCTAATTTTGCAAAATGTGCCATAATGTTTCTCCTTATATATTAATTTTAATTACCTTTCAACTATGCAATTTTATATCTTATTATTACTACTCCTGAACCACCAGCACCTGAAACACCAACTGCTCCACCAGCGACACCACCTCCGCCACCGCCTCCACCTCGATTAACAGCGGCATCAGAACCAGAAGGAGTAGTACCCCCTGCTGCACCAGATCCACACGGACTTCCAGCACCTGCTGATAATGATCCACCACCAGAACCTCCGCCACCTCCAGAGTATCCTACAGGTGAATTTGAAATATTTGTTGTTGCTCCAGCCCCACCTCTACCTGATGTAGGAGCACTTGCTTGATTTTGTCCAATTTCTGTAGCTCCACCGCCACCACCTGCACCACCATTTCCTCCTGGATGACACCCACCTACTCCACCATTAAAACCTTGTGCAGGACTAACAGGAGGTGTATTTCCTGTACCTCCGCTTACACCTGATGGAATACCACCACCGGTTCCTCCACCTGAACCTCCAGGTCTTCCGTTAGTGAGAGGAACGTTATTTCCCCCTCCACCGCCGCCGCCACCACCAGCGCTTGTGACTGTAGCAAGAATTGAAGCACTTCCATCATTACCTTGTAATTCTGGAGTTCCTTGTTGTGTAACTGCAGAACCACCTCCACCAACAGTAACTGGAGTTGTTCCTGCTGCAATAGTTATAACTGATGATCCACATAATGGAGACGCTGTATAAGGTGTAAGAGATGATTTTAATTCTCTAAATCCTCCACCTCCGCCACCGCCATTACCATTTCCTGGATTTCTTGCACCGCCAGAACCACCACCTGCAACCACTAAGTATGAAATATCATTTCTTTGCGGTGCAGTTTCTGAAACTCTGTTAACAACAAAACTACCTGGACCTGTAAAAGTGTGTATTCTACAAGTTGGAGTATTAGTTATTGTTCCTCCTGTAGCACATATAAATTCTGATGCACTAGCATCGGTACTATTTCCTGTATCTGTTGTAATCCAACCTTTAGTAGAATCAACAAAAACTAAAGTTATGGCTGCTCCTTCTACATTGACTGTATAATCATCAGTTGACCCTTCTATTTTATCTGAACCATTTTGTTTTAATATAATATTATTTGTGTCTGCTGTGTTTGCATAATCTGATACAGCAATAACTGCTCCAGCAGTTCCAGCTGGTAAAGCAACATCAACTTCTCCTGAAGTTGTATCTACAAAATAACCCTCACCAGCCACTGCTGTAAAATCTGATGTTTTAACTGTTGTGTTCCAAGAAGCTGAACCTGTTGCACCAAAACCTGATGCAGTACCAGAATTTGTGATGGATACACCAGCAGGAATTGTGAATGTATCTCCACTATCTCCTAACGTGGTTGTACCACACGCTGTTCTTGGACTAATTTTATTTACTTTTATTTCACTCATAATTTTTATCTATTGAAATTTGTACCTTATTATTACTATACCAGAGCCGCCGGCGCCACCTTGAGGAGCAGGGTTACATCCTGATCCACCGCCACCTCCTGTGTTAGCGTCTCCTGCTTTATCTGATGCAGGTCCAGTTCCTGCTCCACCACCACCTGGTCCAGCTGAACCTACTGTTGGAGCATTACCAAAAGCAGCTCCTCCACCTGCTCTTGTAACTGAACTTCCTGAAATACAAGTTGTAGCTCCTGCTCCACCATTTCCACCAGCACTTGGAGTTCCCGTTGTTCCTGCAGCAGTGGCACCGCCACCGCCTCCAGCAGTCGTGCAAGCACTACTAGGACCACCAGGAAACCCTTGTGAAGGAGTTGTTGAAGGTGTGTTTCCTGATCCACCAGATAAACCTCCTCTACTACCACCACCAGATCCACCATTTGCACCTTGAAAATATGTTGGAGCAGGATTAGCATTTCCTCCTGCTCTTCCACCGCCTGCTGATGTTATTGTTGATGAACCTGCAAAAACTGAATTTGATCCTGAGGCTGGTGCACAATTTGGTGCTGCACCTCCAGCTCCAACTGTAACGGGATAAGGTGATGCAGCAACAGGTAATCCACCAGTTGCAGCAATAGGACTAGATGTATAACCACAAGAAGGTGATTTAGATTCTCTAAATCCTCCAGCACCACCGCCTGCTCCATAGTTTTGAGCTCCACCTCCACCCCCAGCTATTACCATATATGAAATTGTATTAGCTCCTAAACTATTACCTGCACAAGAAACACAGAATGTTCCAGGACCTGTAAAAGTATGAACTTTAAAATTTGTACAAACAGTTGAAATTGTTCCACCTGTAGCTGCTACAAATTTTGCTTGTGCTATAGATTCAAAATTATCATTTACTGGTAGCCACCCTTGTGTTGCATCTACAAACACTAAAGTTTTTGATTCTCTGTTTTCTGAAATTTTACCATCTTCTGCTATTCCTTCTATATTAGATCCATTTCTACCAACTGTAATTGCATTAGTTCCTGCAGTTCCAGCATAATCAGCTAGTGCCATAATATCTCCTGCACTTGGTGAAGCTGGTAAATTAACTGTTATTGCTCCTGCAGATGTATCTATAAAATATCCATTACCACTAACACCTGTAAATCCTGCTGTTTTTTTAGTAGTATCCCAATTAACAGTTCCTGTTCTACCAAAGCCTGTCTGACTTGCACCTGATGCTAAAGCAATCGTATCGCCACTAGCGCCAATAGTAATATTTGTTCCACATTGATTGATGATGTTTCCACCATCTGAAGCTTGTACGTTATTTACTTTTACTGTGCTAGTCATTATTGAAATCTATATCTTATTATTACTATACCAGAGCCACCATTCCCAGCACTACCTGGTTGAGGATGGTCTACTCCTCCACCGCCTCCTCCTAAATTAGCAGTTCCATTTGTATTATTGCTTGAAATACCTGCACCTAAAGAACCATTAGCTGCTCCAAAATCTCCAAGTCCACCTGCTCCTGGTGTTGTATTACGGTTAGGTCCGGGTTGTGGTCCAGCGCCACCTTTACCTGCTCCTACACTTGGAGTTCTTTCATTATTACCTCCACCACCACCAGCTCTACCTACGGGAGATGCTGTTATAGAGGATGTAACTCCTAGTCCACCATTACCACCATAAGATGTTGCTGTACTTCCTGATCCACCTGGTCCTTCAGGTAAAGCATTTTCACCAACGCTTCCAGCTCCACCACCGCCACCACCTTGGTTATTAGAACCTGCCGGACTTCCAGCTGTACCACCATTAAAACCTTGAGCAGGACTTACTGAAGGTGTATTTCCTAGTCCCCCTTGTTGAACTATACCATCTCCTGGACCTCCACCACCACCTCCAGATCCACCAGCGTCTGCAGTTGCAGGTAATATACCTGAACCAGCTCCACCGCCAGCAGATGATATTGATGAAAAAGATGAAGTGTTTCCATTACTTCCATCTACACCAGTGCCACCTGGTGCTCCATTTCCACCGCCTCCAACTACAATAGGATAACCTTGAGCTGAAACTGGCAAACCATTATTACTGCCACTAGTGCACGCTATTGGACTAGCAGTCCACGAACTACATTGAGGAGTTCTACCTTCTCGATATCCTCCAGCACCACCTCCGCCACCACCGCCATTTCCAGAACCACCACCACCAGCTCCAGCTAAAACTAAATATGAAACAGTATTAGATCCTGCAGTGTTTCCTACACTACATACAGTAAAAGTACCAGGACCTGTAAAAGTATGAACTTTATAATTAGTACAAACAGTTGTAGTTGTACCACCTGTTGCTGATATGTAGGTAGGTACTTGTCCTATTTCTGTATCTTCAGCATTTTGAACATTAATCCAACCTTCTGTGCCATCTACATAAACTAAAGTTAAAGCTTGACCATTAACTGATAATGTTAAATCTTGCGCTATACCACCAATCTTTTCTGAACCATTTGGAGAAATTGTAAAATTATTGTTATTAAAAGTTCTTGTATAATCTGAAAATGCCACTATCGCACCAGCAGATCCTGCAGGTAAGTTTGCAGTCACAGTTCCACCTGAAGTATTTACAAAATAACCTTCTCCATTTGCTGCCGTAAAAGTTGTTGTTTTAATTGATCCTGTTTGCCAATCAACAGTCCCTGTTCTACCAAAACCTGTTTGAGTAGCGCCTGAAGCTAAAGCTACAGTTCCACCACATCTACCTAAAGTCACAGTGGCTGCATCAGCTACTACTGTTTGACCTGCACCACAACCAACTGTTAAAGTTGTTCCACATTGAGGTCCAATTTTATTTACTTCTATCTTTGACATTATACTATTACCAATGTTCCTGTTACTGTTATTGTATTAACAAAAGTTACTGGACCTGCTAATACTGCAGACTCAATAATCATATCTTTGTTATCAAGCGTTTCC